GGTGCTACATCTCCAGTAGCTAACGCAGCATCATAAAAGAAGTCCACACCTTCTGAATGCACATAGCGGCGTTGCTGAGTAGAAATATCTGCCTGAGTTAAAAACGCAAGGGCTGCTAGATTTGCTACAGGTGAGCCATAATGATCTGCAGCAAAATCAGACTTATCTACTTTTAAATTAAATAGATCAACATGTGCCTGATCATCTGCAAGATGTATTTCAAAAGATAGTTTTTCTGCCTTATTATCTAAATAACTGGATAACTGATCTACAGATGAAACCTGTATTTTTTCATCCTTATGGTAGAAGCTATCAAACACCGCCCAAAATTGTATTTGAGTGGGTTTTAATCCGGTTCTAAACCAGTTCTTGATTGTACTTAAAGTTGTTTTTGCCATTTTAGTTGCCTGTATAAATTATATATGCCAATGTGTAATATGGTGGGCGGTTCTCATGTTCATTTCCAGAACCTGCATTTTTTGTTTTGGTTACATTACGAGCGTAAATATTACCGGTATATGAAAGTACATCCCCTGAATTTACACCTCCCGACTCTGCACTGTACACGGTATTCATAAGATCGTGATCGTGAACAGGAAGTTCCGCTTCTGTTAACGTGTGTTTTTTCTCACCTCCAGTTTTTCCTATTTCATTATAATCCACAACATTTGGATCATACCCAACTATAAACATCCCTTGAAGTGGCGGAGTTCCATTTGTTCCATCACACAGTTGCCAACCTGTTGGAATAGCATCTAAAGCTCCCGTGTACATTTGTGGGTTTGTTCCTGGAGGGAGTAATCTTTCTTCTAAATCTTTTAAAGAAATGATCAATTTAAAATCAGCCCAAGGGATGCTACCTGCACCGGAACCAAAACCTACCCAACGATGAAAAAAGACTTCTTTTGTTTCACCATTCTCAAATACCTTAGAAATAGGTTCTTCAAATATTTTAACTGAAGCTAATTTGTTCCCTCCTCTAAATTCTAGCATTTCGCCATTCACGTAAACCACACCATCAGAAACATTGGTGCCGGTAAGCACACATCCCTTTAAAATGGCTTTTTCACCTGCCACTTCGCCAATGCTGTTTAATAGGTTAAAGCTCTCATACAACTCGTCCAAGCTGTCTAGTTCAAAAGGAAAACCACCTGTTGTATCAAAATTAAATTTGTTCATATTTTCACTATTAAATATCGTTTTCCGCCAAGGCGATATAGATTAATTAAAGCCTGAAGCTCGTACAATTGAGATTCCATTATTTCTGAAGGCACATATACAAAAAAATCGGCACCACCGGCAGACATTTCAAGAGCTTGGAATAAATAAAACATCCCTATATACTTAGGCCTTTTTTCTCCTACGGTATAGATGTAATTAGCTTCTGTAATATTTCCGCCGTCTATATAAATTCGCCTTAGATCTGGATCGAACCTGTCATTTAAGGCAGCCCTGAAATAACATACCTGGGCGTTGTGTTCCAGCTTATAAATATTATCAAGTCTCAGTTGCTTCCAAGTGTAATGAAGCGTGTAAATGGGGCGCAACATTGCCCATAAAAAGGCAAGTGTAACCGCCTTACGCATTCCCATGGGTAGCAATAATACCGGCAACTTGTTATAATCAACTTTATACCACATACTCGATGCTGTTAAAATCTTCCACTTTAAAATATCCACTTACCGGGATCGCTTTGACATCTATTGGAATTGCAATTCCATAGTCATCAACCAATGGATCTATCCAAGAGGTTTCAATATTTATTACGTGTGGTATTTTTACTCCAGATACATTCTGAAGCTTATCTACAAAGTGAGCCACTATAAACTCCCCATCAAATGGCAGTTCTTTCATGTATTCGTTGATGGCATCTTGTATGGGATAGTTCCCTTGCAGGATGCTCATTCCGTTGGCATCTATAACCAAAGGATCACGGTATATTCTTAAATTTAAAAACAGTTTATCGGCCAGATAATTAATTACTGTGATTCTCACTCCAGAAAATCTTATTTCCATTAAATAAGCATCAAATGAGGCTTTTACTTCAGCAGAAATTGGAGTTAGTTCATCATCAATTTCACCTGCTATTTTTAAGATCATTCTACTTTCATCTTGGCTTTCTACTACAGCTGCATATTTTATAATTTTGGAAGCTTCAATTTGTTCAGTAGTAAAATTGGTATTATCATATTTATCGCTGTCAGTGATAAGTGCAAAGCCGTATTGAAATTGCAAAGCCATAAAACGGTACCAGGGCGAACGACCACTTTTTTGATTGTACAATTGCTCATCTACTTCATTTTGATGTTTATTGAAAAGCTGTTCCAATAGGTAAATGGAATATGATATAATTTCAAATAATGTATTTTCAAAACTTACCAGGCTAAATTCCTCTTCAAAGGTTTTTCCTGTTAATCCGTAAAAAGCAATGATTTTTTCATTTGAAATAAATGATGCCGTTAATTGATTCTTTATGTCTTTTTTAGTTCTTCCCATTATCTTACTTTAAATGTGCTACCAATTATCATATAGCCAATTCCAACATTCTCTACAGGTTCCAGTGCCTGTAAGTTTTTTATTGCGGTTGCAGGTTCATTGTTAACATTAAAAAAGGAAACCACTCTTTTATTGGTTACATCTCCATATTTAAAGGTTTCACCAATTACAACATCGTCTGTCACGCTGATGCCATTTAAAATGGAAGCTTCAAACGCATTTTCAAAACTGCCTGTGAACTGAGTAACCTTATCAAAAAAGCTTTGTCCTATTTTAACTCTATTCATAATCAGCTTCAATTTTTATATTATTGGTATTATACAAGTCCAGCTTTGTAATTTTTAAACCATCCATTGCAAAATGCTCTCTAATTTTATGGCGATATTCCAACAGATCACTATCCAGTAAAATATCTTCAATCCCAACTCCTAATGTTGGATTTGCTTTAAAATCATTTGGTTGTGCCAAAAGAATAAGAGCTTTATTTTGCTGCAAGGTTTTGCCAATCACAACGCCTGAAACTATCTTACCATCAGTATCTCTAACTGGTCTGATTTTTAAATCCAACACTTCACCATCTTCAGTATTGTCAACAAATTGTATTGCTCTGCTTTTCATTATTCTAAATTTCCAAGAAACGTTCCTGATACCACTCCACCTGTAGCACTGGTTAAACCGCTTGTATATTTTATAGTGGCACTTTTCACATAAACATCAACTGAATCGCTTAAACGAGTTGCAAACTCATCTATGGAAGTTTCCTCACGTGTCAACATTTCGGTTAACAAACTCACGATGTCACTTTTTAAAACTTCTTTATTTAAACTCATTTTAAAAGTTTTTTAAACTTTGTTTCAAACTCTTCAATTTTCAACATTGTCGGGGGTAATGGTGTGCCACTTGGCCCGGTTGGTGTAAATACTTTAAACTGCTTTAAAGTGGCTGTCAAATCGGTAAATAATTCAAACAACGAAACCTCGGCATTTTTAATAGTTACCTTTTTAGTGATGCTGTCAACAATAAATTCAAGACCGTTTTGTTTGTATTCCAATATTTCAATTTCATCAAACTTTATAACTGTTAAATTCTCTAAAGAACCTGACAAGCTTAATAAAACCACTGTACTACCTACTTTGGGTTTTGGCGTTAAATAATTACTACCTGTACTAATGGTTGCCTTCAGCTTTACATCGCTCAATACTAATCCACTTTTTAACTCCACACTGCAACTGTCGCCTTCTACGCTTTGTACAATTCCTGTAATTGGTAAATTAGGATTGGCACCAACGGCCTTAATCAACAGCTTTCGTACTTCGCTCAATTTATCCATCAGCTTAATTTTATGGTTGGCGTTATGGTTCTTTTACCACCTTCAGGACTTAAATTGGTGGTTACACTTGCCACATAATACCAGTCTGTTTTATCCGGGTAATCTTCATCTTTAATTCTTGCGGAATAGGTTGGTTTTACAAATGGAATTAACCAGGTATCAAAACTTCCTTCATATCCTGAGGCACTTCTTTTTAATAATTCAGCATCGGCAACCTTTTGCATTGAAGCTTCACTCATTGCGCCTACTTTTAAAGTTACTTTATCACCTCCTGTTGTTCCCGCAGTAACTTGGTGAACGTTGCCTTGTATATCGGTACTCTCCACTGTAACTTCAACTTTAGAATCTAATTTGTTTTTAAATTCTAAACTGGAAGCTTCAATGTTTTTTTGCATCGAATAAAAAACTTCGCCTCCTTTGCTTACATAAGGCGGATGGATATTTAACTCCTTTTTTTTAGTATCAAAAAATATGTTGGCTTTGGTTTCGTCCTGTAACTTCTTTAAAACATCATAGCCTGTCGCCTGGTGAATGGTGAATTTTTCATAACTCACATCATAAGTGCAATTCAATTTATAAGTGCTGTCAATTTCACTGATTATATACTGTGCTATTTTGGTTAAGGTTGTTGGTTTCAATTCCACATCTTGCACGCCTATTCTAAATAGAAACAAGGCATCCTCACACACTATTTTTAAAGAACTGTCATTGTTGGTAATGTCTTGAATAAAACCTTTAAACTCGGTTTCCAAGTTACCATCGTAACCCATTTGTATCAACACTTCAGTACCACGACCAATTTTGTTTTCAAAGTCCAAAGGCTCATTTAGTATTGCTTCAGGTAAAATAATAGTAGCAACATCTGCCAAATTATCTACTGAAGAAATCACTTCACATTCAGCCATCAATGCCAATTGTGTGCGTTTGCCTTTGTTATTGAATTCTATATACCAGTCCAGGTTGTACATTGTTCTTTTTTAAATAAACTGCCCACCTTGCAGGCAGTTTATTATTGTTTGGTCTAACTAATTGTTTTTTATAATTAAATCTGATTTATTCTATAAAACAGTGACAAGTCTCCTTTGAAATGTTTTTGATTAGAGTTGATTATCAGTTGATTTTTATTTATAAACCAGCCTACTTCTCCATTTTGAGTGTTACTTGTTTTAGGGGTAATTGCGTCCAGTTCTTTAGGGGATAAATATAAATCTTGAATTTCAGCTTTGAAGATCTTATTAAACTCAGCATCTGCAATTTCAAATGCAGCCTCATACCGGTTCAGCAGTTTTGCATCCGTTTCTTCTACAGCTTCCTGAGAACATCTTTTAACCGTTTCCCTAAAATCTTCCCAATTGATTTCAGAAATTTGCACCACTTTTACTGGAGCTGCTTCTAAAGAGGCAGCATCAGCTTTCGAATTATCGGTCAGGTCGGTAGTAGTATTCCCGAATCCCGTGAAGAACAACATACAGATGCTCAACATTAAAACCAGCGTTCTCGCTTTCATAAAATCTTTGTTAATCA